AATTTCTTTCGGAACCTTAAAGAAAGTTTACAGAAGGGGTCAAGGTGCTTGGCTTTCGTCTGGCTCTCGTCGAGGAGCATCCATGGCTGCATGGGCTATGGGTAGAGTCAACAGTTACATCCGTGGCTCTAAGAAGCACGATACAGATTTGAGAAGATAAACAACAGTTATATTTGCGATATGAAAATGGTTAAAGTTGGGGGCAAGAGCGTCCCGTTTTTTGCAGCCGACGGCAAGGGAGGTAATGACCTCAAGAAAGCCATGTACGGCATGAAGATGAATAGGGCTGCTCACGGCACCAAGGTCGAGATGGGTGGTGGCGGTAAGATGTACGAGATGATGAGCGGTGGTCTCGTCAAGCAGTACGACGAAGGCGGAGAAGTGGGAGACCCACCTAGAAAGTTTTTCGTAGCTTCTGGGTTTGACAATCGCGGTGACGACCCATCGGGTAAACAGATTGCAGCAGTCTTCATGAGAACAGAAGATGGAGTAAAGCAAATCAATCCGGGAGACCTCATGGAAATCTTCCCTGACGCGGAGAACATGATGCAGGCATATCGTATGGCTGGTATCGCTGTGGAGGCCGGTGACAAAGGTGTCACTTTCCCTGAGATGAAACAAGGCTCTTACACCAAATCGTTGTTCGAAGAGTTTGGTGCCGAAGACATGGACGGCCTCAGAGCTAAACTCAACATCGCCCCCGTTAAGTACGATAGGGAAAGAGACCTCCCTAAGCTCGTTCCCGGTCTTCGAGGTGGAATGTAATCAGTTGAAGGAAACGAACTCGGTTCTATCCCGACCAATACGAAGCGGTCTAGTCGATACGATTAGGCTGCTTCTTTTTTCTGCGTATCCTGTATCTATGACTCCCTGAATGAAGTTTTCGTTCACGACGATATGTACTCCCTCTCCTACGTTGTTTCCATCCTCGTCTAAGCAAAGGATGGTGTAGATACCTTTCTCAAAAAGAGGTAAGGCTAATACGTCTGCTCCGTGGAATACGGTGTACGTTTCCAGCGAGGTACCCAAGTTCGGGTCTAGTACGTCTCCAAAGATTGAGTCTGGATTCATGCCCACGACCCGGATTACGAGAACCTCGTGCGGTATTCCGTTCTGTGGTTTCATACTTAGTAGTAGGGGTGTGCTAAGTGCGTTCTTCTCTGTTGGTGCGTACACACCGTCGAGGATACTATTAAGGGATTGAGCGTTGCTCACGGTTGCCAATGCGATGGCTAGGATGAAAATGATGTTCTTCATGACATTGTGTTTGGGGGTTTGTCTACATCCTTAACGCTATTAGATTCCGTATATTGTGCCCATGCTTGTAAAACGAGAAAAAAAATTTCAAAGGGTAGCCAGAGTAAGCATGAGAGAGGGCGGTTCAGTTGATTGGCCACCGTCTGGTGCTAAGAGTTTTAATGACATTCTTGAAAGACAAATCTTTAAGGAGTCTAGGTTTAACCCTTTAGCTGAGTCACCTGCGGGAGCTCGTGGACTAGCTCAGATTATGCCGGGCACCGAAAGCTACATGAAGGAGAAGGGAATGATTCCCGAAGGTTTCGATGCGTTCAACCCGGATGATTCGAGGTTGGCTCAACGTGCATACATGGAATCCCTTTTGGACAGGAGCTGGAATAAGGGTAGCGAGGAAGTCAAGATTGCAAAGGCTCTCGCTGCATACAACTTTGGACCTACGGCTGTGGTCCGTACTTTGAACAAAGCGAGAGAAGATGGGGTAGACATCTACGACTCATTAGACTGGTTGGAAAGACTTCCTCTTGAGACTAGAGATTACGTCTCTAAGATTCTAGGTTACAACGAAAGGTTCGAGTCAGAGTATTCAGATTCATCCCTCAAGAGGTCTGAAGATTAATAGGCTCTCCGCCCTCCAGCTTCCTGTATATTCGTTGCACAAGCATCCGCCCCGATTGAGACAAACCGAGTCTGTGCTCGTTACCTGATTTCTCATGGAATAAGGCATTGATGTAAGAATCAATCTCCTTGCCATGATGTATTACTTCTATGTACCCTTTTTGCTTCAAGGGCAACACGGTCCTTTCATACAGCTTCTTCCTGCTTTTGCCCATGGCCTTCGAGAGATGGTTGATGGTGAAAAACTCGTAGTCGTAACAGAACAAAAGTGCCTCGACTTCGGCCAGCCCTATATCGAAGTTAAGCTTTACATCTCTTAGTACTAACGATAGTTTCTTGAGGTCGTTACGCTTTACATATCGTTTATTCAATTTGCTAAATTCACGCCTTCTGCGTGACGGATGGTGTCTACTCATTAGTAGTATATTTGCTGTAAAGTTAATAGCATGGGAACACTTAGTGGAAATAGGATTAAGTCAACGTATCAAGGCCTTCTGAAAACAACAGATGCCGCGAACCTTACATCCAGTCTAAAGGTAATTGAAGACGGGAGCGGAAACTCTTCCGCACTCTCACTTTCTACTACGGAAGTAAAAGTTGCTGGACTGAAGATTGGCAGTGGGCCAACTAGCTTAGCTACCGGAACCGAAACAGATGTCTTGATTATTGCTAGTGATGGTACTATCAAGAAGAGGGCATTCCCTTCAGCTTCAACCGTAACGACTAGTACATCAGGAACTGCCAGTCCACAGATTACTGTAGCCCAGTCCACTGGGTCAAGCAAGACTGTGACGTTCAATTCAGGAGGTGGAATTACTCTTTCTAGAAATTCAGCAACAGACACGATTACCATTGCTGCGGATTCCGCCGTTCCCACCATGTCTACCCTTACGACCACCGCAGGCGTTCAGGCCAGTGACGGCAGTGTGGTTTACCTCTTGGATGTTAACTCAATTAACGGTGGTACTATTAGCCTGCCTTCAATCAGTGCTGCTGGTGATAATTTAAAGTTCGTTGTCTCAACAGAGAAGTCTACCGCCATGACAATCAAGTCCGCTAGTGGTGACAAGTTCTTCGGGAAGGTCACTCTTGACAAAAGCGATGGTAGCTCTAGGGCGATTCAAAATAATGTCAAGTCTGGCTCAAACAACACAATTACTCTTGCGGCAACCAGCGCAAGCAGTGGAGGAAAAGCTGGGGATGTTATTGAGTGTATCGCTGTTGATACAGAGTTCTGGCTTGTAAATGCTAACCTCACAACAACTGGTGCCGCGACTAGCTGTGATGTCTTCTCAACCACTTAATACTATGGACGATATTCTAAAGAAAGCAATGTTCTCTGAAATCGCAGGTGTGATGGAGACAATAGAGGAGATTACCAAGAAGTACAATCACTCCGGGGATTTAGTTTACACGGCTGCCTTTGGGTTTCTTGAAGAAGAAGGCGAGGAGGAAAACCGTTGGAGCTTAACTTACGGAAACAACTGTAGAGATTCAGGAGAGTTCGAGGAGTTCATGACACTTCAGTTTCAAGCGTTTCAAGGTGCTGAAGAGGATGAAGACGACGACGGCTTTATGGGTTTCTACCTAAACTAAAATCATGCAACTTATTAGAAAGATTGTCGTTGGGCCAAACCCCAAGGACGCAATGGCGTATTATGTCGGGATGAAAGCGGGGCAAGCTAAGGTTTGCGCAATCAAGGAAGACGATGCAGCACTATACAGGTACAACGTAAGAAGGTACCATGTTTATCTAGAGGACAAAGATTCAACGTATATTTGGAAGACGGTTGAGAACCAACCTATTTTAATTGAGTACGATTGTAATTTTGAATGAAATCATTAAGACACTTCTTCGTTGAGGTGCCCGAAAAAACTACAGGCACTATAACGGTAGGAGGCAAAGAGCTTTACATCGACACAAGGTTCAATGAATTTGAGCATCGTGTTTGTCATGGGAAAGTCCTATCCGCCCCTAATTCTTTTGAGACCGGAGTAAAGAAAGGAGACACCCTGTTCTTTCACCATCATGTAACTATCAGTGACAATCTACGGATAGATGATGGTGTGTACATGGCTGTGTTGAATTACTCAAACCCTAGAGGTAGTCATGCTATTGCGTATAGAAATTCAGATGGTGAGTTGCGCATGCTCGCCGACTGGGTTTTTCTTGAGCCTGTAGAATCCTCTAACGAAGAGGAGGTTACCGAGGGTGGTGTAATCATAGTTTCTCATGAAGAGAAAAAAGAGGCAGAGGCTAGGGTCGTTACCCCATCGAAACGGATGCTCGAACAAGGTGTAAAGAAAGGAGACGTAGTTGGCTTCTTGCCAGACCGTGATTACAAAATGACACTGGATGACGATAGTATTGTGTATCGTATGACAGATGATGATATCCTCTATGTCGTCAAGTAAATTCACAACCATTGGTGCCGCTCAAAGGCTAATGAAGTCTATGGAGATGGCTATAGACAATATGATTGATGAGGTAAAGCGTCCTGTTGACCCCGAGGCTGGTGGCTCTGCGCGTAAAGCCGAACTACAGTCTATCAAACAAACAGCTATTGATTGCAAGGAGTTGCTGGTTGAAAGACAGCGGCTTGAGCAAATGGTAAAAGACCTGAAGTCAAACGGAAGCATTGAGCAAGAAAAGGATTACTCTGGCGGATTTGCTGAAAAATTTAGTAAATAGATATGGCAAAGTTTATCTGTAGCGATTGTAGCCACGAACAAGAAGCAACCAATACCTCGATTAGGATTATAGAGGGGAAGGCTCGTCATGATGTCATGTGCGATAAGTGTGGGAGTTACATGGAATTAAAGGAGCCTAAGTCAGGCATGCCTAGCTTTAAGTCTAACCACTGGGGTCAGGTGATGTAATGGACGTCCTATTTAAAATAGATGATTATGAAGAACCGATTGTTAAGATTTGTCCCAACGGTACGCTCGGAGATATCGTGGAGCTTGGTGGGATTCTCATTGGTCTTCCTGAAGCCCCATCAAAAGGAATCAAAGGAGAAGGTCTGGAGGCAAGTATGCAGATGTGGGAAAGGCTACCTATGCCAGCAGAACTGTCCCGTATTCGAAGCATGGATGAGTGGGCCGAAACGCCCAAAGAGTTTCGAGAAAAGTTTCGTCCATTTATCGAGGAAGAGTTTAGAAGGCGTAGGGAAGGTTTTTGGTTTTACAATAAGGGTGAGCCTACGTTTATCACGGGGCGGCACTACATGCTCCTCCAGTGGACGAAGATTGACATTGGCTACCCCTCATATCTGGGATTCCAAAGAGATATCTTCCTTCACATGGCTGCGTGCGAAGCTGACCCGCGCTGTATTGGCCAGCTTTACACTAAGTGTCGCCGCTCTGGTTACACTAATATCTGCTCTTCTGTTCTTCTTGACGAGGCTACTCAAGTTAAAGACAAGCTTCTTGGCATACAGTCGAAGACTGGTAAGGACGCTCAGGAAAACATCTTCATGAAAAAAGTGGTGTCGATGTTTCGGCACTACCCATTTTTCTTCAAGCCCATTCAAGACGGCACCACAAACCCGCGCATGGAGCTTGCGTTCCGCGAGCCATCTAAAAGGATAACCAAGAACAATAAAACATCGTATGTTGGTGACGCGCTCAATACAGTGCTTAACTGGAAGAACACTACCAACAATGCTTACGATGGTGAGAAGCTTCACATGCTGTATATGGATGAGGCGGGCAAATGGGAAAAACCTTCTGACATCCGCGAAGCTTGGCGCATTGAAAGGACTTGTCTTATTGTTGGTCGTCGTATTGTAGGCAAGGCACTTGTTGGTAGCACCGTAAACCCTATGGATAAAGGCGGTTCCCAGTACAAGCAGATTTGGAAAGACTCAGACCCCGCGAAGAGGAATGCCAATGGCAGAACTGCCTCTGGACTTTACAGGCTCTTTATTCCGGCATACGAATCGTTAGAGGGGTTTTTTGATATGCATGGTAATCCCATTGTCGAAGACCCAAGCTCCGAGATTAAAACACTCGATGGAGACTTTATGACCTTTGGTTCTAAGACATTCCTCAAGAACGAAAGAGATGCTCTGAAGAACGACGCTAAGGAGCTGAACGAAACCATTAGGCAGTTTCCATTTACTCCAGATGAAGCCTTCAGGGATAGCGTGGAGGGTAGCTTGTTTAACATTGGAAAGATTTACGAGCAGGTAGAACATAACGAATCGCTATATCCAAACCCGGTAGTAAGGGGAAACTTTCAATGGAAAGGCGGGGTGCCTGATACTGAGGTTGTTTTCCTACCAAACCACCAAGGAAGGTGGTATGTGTCATGGATGCCAGAACAAGGCAAAAGAAGTGTCATGTCAATGGATAGGAATAAGAGGGTTCCACCAAATAGCGATATGGGTTGTGGTGGTGTTGACTCTTACGACCTAGATGCTACAGTAGATAGCAGGTCGTCGAAAGGTGCATGTCACATCTACAACAAGTTCAACATGGATGCCGCCAGTAACATGTTTGTCGCTGAGTACGCAAGCCGCCCGCCAATGGCAAAAATCTTCTACGAGGATGTACTTATGGCTGCTGTGTTTTACGGTTACCCATTACTGATAGAGAATAACAAGTATGGTATCGTAAGACACTTTGAAGCAAGGGGCTACGATGGATATGTGATGGACAGGCCAGAACACCTAAGGTCAACGTCATCATCTACTAACGTAAAGACTAAGGGCATCCCCTCTAATTCACAGGATGTAATTCAAGCACACGCATCAGCGATAGAAGACTACATACATAAACATGTTGGTTTGAATGAGATGGGTGAGCCCGGTCGCATGTACTTCAATAGGACTCTGGAAGACTGGATTGGATTTAAGATTGACAAGAGAACAAAGTACGACCTATCAATTAGCTCTGGTCTTGCGCTATTAGCGGCTCAAAAAGTCAAGCAAAAGAAAGCAGTACCTAAGTTTGAGGATAAGGTTTTCTTTAGAAGATACAAGCTGACCTAAGGCTTGCCGCATATCACTATATTTGCACTTGAGTCCAACAAACTATTTCATGACCCAAGGGAGCAAAAATAACAAATACGGTAATTTCACTGACCCCTTTGCGTCACCGCTAGAGAAATCAGACCGTTCTTACGGATTAAGGTATGCGAAAGCTATTGAAAGCCAATGGGGTAAAAGCGACAACTCAGGTTCCTTACTAAGGCAACGCCTGCATGATTTTGAAAAGAATCGGGACTACGCAAACGGCACGCAAGACACCTCTGTTTATAAGCAGATTCTAAATTCACTCGACCCTAATAACGGGGACGGGACACTACTTAATCTTGACTGGAGTCCGGTTCCTATCGTGCCTAAGTTTGTTAAGGTGGTTGTCAATAGGATTCTATCTAGAAAACCGTACCCATCTATTGATGCTATCGACCCCGTAAGTAAGGGCGAAAAGGACGAGGCACGCGCTGCTATCGAATCATCAATCGAGGACAAAGAGCTTCTCAAGGAAGCAAAGGCTATGGGTCTTCAACCTAATATTGACCCAGACATCCTTCCGGATACAACGGAGGAGGCTGAGATATTCATGGAGCAAAACATGAAAACGAATGCGGAGATTGCTGCTCAGTTAGCTACTTCACTCACGTTGGATTGGAATGACTTTGACCAAACTGTTTATCGCAGAGCTGTGGAGGATTTGGTGGTGTGTGGAATGGGTGTCATCAAAAGAGAGAATGACCCGAACTACGGTATAACCACGAAGTATGTAGACCCATCTACATTCCTACATAGCTACACAGAAGACCCCACCATGTCTGATATTGTGTACGGTGGTCACATTAAAAGAATCAGCATTCAGGAGTTGAAGCGAATGGCTGGCGATGAACTTACTGAAGGTCAGTATGAGGAGATTGCTAGAGGAGTGATGGGGAAGAATTACAACGACAAAAGTTTGTTCGGTGTAAAGAGCTACGACAGAGGGGCTGGGGGCTACACCCATGGGTACGATGACTACCTAATAGACATTATGGACTTTGAGTTCTTGTCTGTTGATTGCGTGTATTACGAGAGTAAAGAGTCTCAGTTTGGAAACACTGGCTTCTACTTTAAAGGGGGCGAGTACAAGGAGGCAGCTGGCTCTGTGTATGACAGGAAGCCATACAAGATGGAGAACCAAACCATCTATGGCGGATGCTACGTCGTCGGGACCAGTATGATTTTCGGATACGGCATGAAGAAGAATGTGCCTAAGAATGTACACGACCTTACGAAGGCTAGGCTTTCTTACAGCGTTGCTTGTACAAACATACGGCGCATGCGACCCAAGTCTATTGTCGGTAGCGTTATCGGATTCGCTGACCAATTACAGCTCACACACCTGAAGATTCAACAAGCTGTAGCTAAGGCTAAGCCGGACGGAATCTTGGTTGACGTTGAAGGACTTGAGAATGTTCAGCTTGGAAGAGGAGGTGATTTGCAGCCATTGGAGATTCAAGACATCTACGAGCAGACTGGTGTGTTTTATTACAGGAGTAAGAACCCAGAGGGTGGATTTCAAAATCCTCCTATCCGTTCAATAGAGAACAACATTCGAAACATCAACGAGTACATCAATCTATACAACCACTACTTGCGTATGATTCGTGATGCGACAGGAATCAACGAGGTTATGGATGCGAGTACACCGAAGGGCGATGCTTTGGTTGGAGTGAGACAGCAGGCTCTTGCCGCAGGCAACAACGCTTTGTATGACATCACAAACGCGGGTATGTTTTTGTATCGTAGAGTATGTGAGGATATTGTTAAGTGCTTGCAGGTTATCCCGCCGGACTCAGTTCTGTATAGGGTTTATGAGAAGGCCGTGGGTGAGAAGAGCATGGGCGTACTCCAAAGTTTTGAGAATCTACCCATGTACAACTTTGGTGTTATGGTCGTTCAAGAAATGTCTGATGACGACCGCATCTTCCTTGAGCAAAATGTTCAAGCCACCTTAGCGCAAAAAGAGATTGACCTTGAAGATGCTATGGCAATCAGACAGGTTAAGGATATTGACCAAGCTCAAAGACTACTTGCCGTAAAGAGAAAGAAGCGCATGCAGATGCTTCAGCGTCAACAGCAACAGAACATGCAGGCTCAAGCTCAGGCAAATGCACAAGCTTCCCAAGTAGCCGCGCAGACTGAGATGCAAAAAATGCAGGTGGAGGCTCAGGTGGAGGTTCAGAAAATTCAGCTCAAAGGTCAGGTCGAG